GCCCGCCGATAGAACCGAAGGGCGTTGATGAATCTGCGTTGGTTATCATCCACGATGGGGTTCACGACGAGAGCACGCAACGCTGTCGCACTCACGCTAACATCCCCTGTGGCGGTGTAGTCGTATACGGGTAGGTTCCACTTCCCAAATAAGATGTCCCTGATCTGCGCGTTCGAGTTAGGATTCAGATCAGATTTGTATTCATGAAGTACTCTCAACCATTTAGCCGCCAGGTTTGTCTGCTGACCCTGATGTTCGTAACGACGACCCTCGTCAACACGAATGCCCAGCCGACGCATCCCAGCGCAGAGCCCCTGCACTCGGCTGTCAAAGTTGTACAGCCTAAGTTGATCTCGTCTCCGTGCAAGATCCTTGAGTGGGGCGATGACTCTGGCAGTTACAGCCACGTCTGTCGCACAGTAGGCATGAAGCTCTTCGTCCGTCCTAGCCTGAACTCCCGTGTGGTCAGCCTTCCACGATGGAACATCCGTAAACACAGACCCTACGAATCCGAGGCTGTGTCTGTACTCGGAGGCTCCAAGCTTATGAAGAAGAAGGGTATCCAGCGATGGGGTTGGTGTGACGCCAAGGTGCTGTTCGATAACCATGCGGTCAAAGTAGCCAGAGTTGTGCCCCGCTATGACGATCTCCTCGTCTTCAAATACGTTCCGGAGAATGTCTTTGATGTCGTTCTCGTCCTCCGGGGAGTAGAACCTAGTGAACCCGTCGATGCTGACGAAGGCGATGTTGAGAACCATGTCCGCCGTACCGATACCGATACACCTAAGGTCGGCGTTAAGGCAGTCCACGCCGTCCGTCTCGACGTCGTATGTCACGAGAGCCTCGGCCTCTTTGACACTCGCGAAGAACTCACGGGTAAACTGGACACTCGGGTTGTAGTGGACTTCTGGGTCGACCCACTCAAGCGTGTCGTTATGATGCCGAAACGCTTTCGCCAGATCGTTAGCGAGAATCGGACGCAGTTTGGGTTGTTTAGCTACAGTCTCGGCGGAGTAAGTCGCCAACAACTTCTGCTTCCCTCGAACCGAAGGACCGCCACGGACATCTTCGAGAGCGGGGTTACCTCCGGTGATAGCTTTAGCTGCGTAACTCCCCATTGTAACGATAGTATCAAACGGTTCGAGTCTGTCCTCACGGTGCCCAGAGCAAGCTTCGATGGGGGAGAGCAAGGGCTCCTTCCCCTTTGCTACACGCTTCCGGTTGATACGCCTAAGCTTAGCAAGGTATGTCTTTGGGTCGTCGAAGGGCCAGCGACACCCTATAAGGTTGCCCCAACTGACTTGCCGTCGAGCACCCTTTCCCTTTAGCTTCTGTACTTCAGCGAGTACTAGCGCCCCGTTCGCGTCACAGAACGGACGACCTAGACTCATATCTGATTTCGATGGAGCGTTGCCTACAAGGACGACGCTATCCCCTTCTGTGTTGATCTCAAAATCAACAGGCTGCCAACAGCCCTCCTTCTCCCAGTGCGCTTTGAGGGGACACTCATCACACCGGGCTTTTTCAAATCCCATACTCTCTCCCTATAAAAAGGGGAGGTGCCTCACGGACCAACCAAAATCCTACTCAACAACTGGAGTAACAACAGTTGATGAGATTGAGACACCCCCCGATAATGTTTTAGCTTACATGCTAAGGATCTTGTTCAGAGCCTCGTTCTCGTCGTCAGAACTCTTGCGGCTCTTAGCAGCCTTAACTGCACCCTTCGCTACGACCGGAGTCTGCCAGTCGCAGTTAGAGTAGCCGCCGTCCGGCGGACGAGGAGTGAAGTACACATGCGCTTCACTACCCAAGATAGCCTCACGAACCATGTTCACCGCGTCATCGATCTTATCGAAGTTCTTGGTGAAGACAGTACGGACCTCTTGAGGAGTCAGGCCACAGGACACGAAGAACGAATCCCAGAACCGACGAATGGCACGAGCCTTAGGACCTGCCGGGAAGTTCAGCCCGTCCTTAATGGTGTACCCCTCGAAAGGACCATCCATGACCGTAGCCTGGATGCTCATCCGAGGGTTACCATTCGAGGTTTCGTACCCAGACAGCTCCGAAATCTTGACTCTGTAGTGACCTGCGTCCGCTGGGGGCATGTCAAAACCGTCGTTGCTAAAATCAAATTCAATAGACATCTTCTCTACTCTCCTACAAAGACTGGATATATCCATCCAGCAAATTATTGTTGTGATCACAAAGACTCGCTCTATCGAGCGCGTCGGCAAAAACCCAGCGGATATGCCGGGGATCGTCAATGACTGACGAAAGGTTTGGCAAGGCTTCCCTGAACACCCGCTTAACGTCGGGCCTCTTCTCGGCAAACTCCTGCAACAACTCTTGACAAAGTGCGTCTACGTGGGCGTCCAAGTGCTCGTACTCTTTGGGACGAGGGACGTCGATGTCAGCAGCCAACATCATTTCACGTAGGTTCAAAGGGAACTTCTCGGGGGAGATGGCTAGCCTATCTCCCGTGGTGTACTCGGGGTCAGGCCCAGTCTGATAGACGTAAGGCCACCCAGGGTTGGACTTATCGTAGACAACTCTGGCCACGACGTCACACATAGCGGGTAGCTTCTCGACAAGTTGCCACCCACCAATCATCGGACCACCCTTGATCCAACGCTTCTGACCTGACTGGCCTACCTCCTTAGGAGACTGCTGGTGCATGGTCTTGATGATGTGACAGTCAGCGTTACGACACACATCTTGTAGCTCATAGATGCGCTTGTTGAATACGTCGAACGCAGCCCAGCCTTGGGTGCTCTGCTTACAGGCAGCGAGTTCCTTGTCTGCGATGATGCTGAAGTCATCGATTACGATAGCTGGGTATTTGTGTGAGACTTCTTTAACCAGCTTAATAATATCCTTGACGCCCTTTACAGCCGTCCCAAACTCAGCGACGGTAGGTTCCACTCCGATGTAGTTAGCGCACGTCAGAGCCCCCCTCAGGGCTATGTATAGGGCATCAGGGTGAGCCCTCAGGGCCGCCAAGGTCTTACCAGCCTTGGAGTCTCCGTATGTGATTGTGTATAGCTTCATGTGTAATCTCCCCATTGACAGGTTTCATAGTGTGGACATCTCCTAAAGTGCCAGCACGCTGACTCATGGTGTGCTCCCGGCCAGAGTGCTGGTTCGATGTTTGCGTTATCGCGAATGATCCTTTCTCCATGTATGATTGTTTTCTTGAAATGCTCCACCGAATATGGAGCGGGGTCTAGGTTGACTCGATCGAAGGAAGCTTGACCTCCCTCCTCCTTGGGCCACTCGATAATGTTGAGGAGGACTCCGCCCCAATCATCACCGA